GGTAGCTACAGAAGCCGACGGTGTCACAGTAATTAGCCACAGCGCCAAGGAAGAAGCCGACAAAGCTGAGGCCGATGCTGACAGAGCCGAGGCTGCTGCGGACGATGTGATCCAGTACACTGGCCTGGCACAAGAGTGGGCCGAGAACCCCTATGGTGTCCCGATCACTGGGTACTCTGGTTCGTTCAGTTCCTTGCACCACGCACAGGACTCATTGGCATCGAAGAACGCAGCTAAGGACTCCGAGGACGCATCGGCTCTAAGCGAAGCCAACGCAGCAGCTTCGGAGACCGCTGCTTATAACTGGGCCGAGTTCGATCCGATCGGTGGAGCTCCGGTACCTGAGGGCGATGGCACCGAGAAGTCAGCGCACTTCTGGGCGAACCAAGCGGCACAGTCGATCTCTGGACTAACGGACGTACTGTCCACAGACCCAGTGACCCTGGACAAGACGAATCCTCAGATCCCGGTCATAGGACTTAGGCAGCTCACTAAAGCGGACGTAGGCCTGGATCAAGTAGACAATACCAGTGACCTTAACAAACCCATATCCAACGCCACCCAGGCAGCACTCGATGCCCTGGCAACCGGTAAGGTGGCATCAGTAACCGGTCAGGACCCAATAGTAATCCTGGGCTCTGCACTGAATCCAATTGTAACCTGGGCAGGCGACAAGACTGACGTTGGCCTGGGTAACGTGGACAACACAAGTGACCTGGATAAGCCCATATCCACAGCTACACAAGCAGCACTGGACCTGAAAGAGGACCACCTGGGTAACCCAGCGTCCGACGGGTACATACTTGAGAGCA